ACCTGCGGCCTCGATACCCATTTCTAATTGACCGTAACCTTGACCAAATCTAAACGTGCTGGACACACCTTGATTTGGCATAGCTGATACTCTTTCTAGATAAACTATAGGTCTTTCAAGCAAACGTCTTGTTGTAAGTATTTGTAGTAATTTAGGTAGATCAATTAAAGTTTTCTTTTTATCTTTGAATGTAGGCATATCATAACACTCAATGACTTCATCTGAAGGCCAGTACTTGGTAATAGCACCTGTGAATCCAGCGTCTATTCCATATATAATCATATTATATCCCATGCTTTATTTATCGCAGCTTTAGATGGCTTGCGTTTATATTGCTTTGGTTTTGTTGGCTGGATACTGCGTGTGTATCCTTTGTTATCTACTGCTTGTTGCCACCTGTCTTGCTGGTAGCAAGTTAAACAGACAAACCAATGAGGTTGGGTTGAGCTGTTATTGTTTTTAAGTATAGCTACATAATAATTTGTAGGTTCTCTGCATGCTATACAGGTAATAGGTTTACCTTTGCGTGACCGTGAGTTCATATCCTAATGCCTCCAACCAGCAGAACAATAGAAAGCCTGATGGTATTCTTTTGTGGGTTTCCCACTTGTGAACAATAGACACAGTGCAACCTATCTTATGAGCCAGTGCTTCTTGACTTAAGCCTTGGGTAAACCTTGCGTCTATTAGCTTTTGTACCATGACCTCGTAATCTTTTGGGATCGTCAATGGCTTGCTGAAGTAAGTGTAATCGTTCAAGGACATGATGCACCTTTAGGGCTGTTTCATATCGCATATCTTTATTACCTTTCATGGTTCTGTAGTAAGTAGAAGAAGGTATATATGCCTGTTCAAAAGCTTTGATTAAAGGTATCTTATATTCTTTAGACAGCTCTTGCAGTTGTTTTAAATATGATTTCATGCTGCACTAATGCAGCAATCTAATCATCTATGTCAACAATTAGGTGGCTTGGTAGCCACCCATAACCTGCACATTCTCTACACTCAGCAGTCTCAGTATCTATGTAACCTATGTCTCTTCCAATATTATGAGGCACAGTTACTTCCCAAGTTATGTAGCCGTTGCCGTCACACTTAGGGCAATCAACACTAGCCATTAGTATGGGATCTCATCGTCGATCTCCTCTGGTTTTGCAAAGTTTTTCTCCCATGCTGCTGTGCCAAGAGCAATGAAACGATCACGGTTAAACCTTGGATTAAGTTTCTCGAGTCGGTCAGCTATTTTGGTTAGCTCTTGAGGCCAAGGCATATACTCGCCAATTATATCAGCAAGATTATCTGTTGTGACTACTGTTTGTATCATAGAACTATCTCCGTGTTCATTGTTTTCCATAGATTGTGGTTCATAGCAGAGCTAATCATAGCTTCACGATTGTATCTTGTTACTTCTGGTGAGCGTAGATCCTCTGTGTGTGTGGCCCATGATGTAAGGCAATTGTATAAAGCCCATTTGTTGTGGCCTAGCGTTGCGCTTTCTTCTTGCCAACCTGAGATAAGATTCTCGAGTTGTTTTTCGTTGGTCTTGGTGACTTGCTTTTGCTTGGTTGTTACCTTGCATATGGTTGAACGAAAGAACTGCTCTACTTGGTCGCTGTTAATGCGTACCTTCATAAAGCCCTGCCATTCTTCTGCTTTAGTCATAAACATTTCTGCACCTGTGATAATCTTAGCTGCGCTGCCGTCTACATTAATTGAAGTTGTATGCTTGAGGCGAGACATAGCTACTGTATCTGGACTTGTGCAGCCATTTTTACACCACAATCTAAGACCGTCAGCACGTTGACCAAGAGGCCATGAACCATCGTAGCTGTTGTAAAAGCCAACTCTGAATTGAACATAGTCACCGACTGCTGGCTCTTGTACAAGATCTTTAAATAAGATTTGTCCTCGAAGCTTGCGGCCACCTTCTATTACGTCAACATTGAGATCGTAATCTGAAGATAAGTTAGATGCTTTGACGCTATCTAAAATAGAGTTAACTACATCGTCATGGGGTACAGCTTTATAGCGTGAGCCATGCAAGCCCATCGACCTGCCTGTGTCTGTGCGTATGATGCACTGGTGGTCTGGTATGACCTCGCCATCTTGTGTGAAGACAGGCTGCGATTCGATAGGGAAATTGTAATTATTTGATTGGAAGTCTAGCATTGGTTCTCTCCTTCTAATGCTTTTGATTTTACAACTTAACGTTGTCAGTTTTTATATTTAATTCTAAGCCTTCAAGACTTTCAGCAAATGCAACGACAACGAAACTAGTTCCATCAACTGTTTCAAATCGGATTCTTTTGCTGTTCCATTGCTTGCTTGGTTTGAAAGCTGTTATGGAAGTAACACCATGTAAATGTAGTTCTTTAATAGCCATGTTCTCTCCTGTTTTTGTTAATCAAACTTTATTTAAAGTGTTATTGCAATGGGTGTGACGTAGCGTTACGGATTAAGTTACGTTACGTCACATTAAAAGTTACGTTGCGTCACGAATGAGTTCGATTGCTTCTTTTAAACCGTCAGCTTTACCGTGTTTGTATGCAACTGTTAAAGCAATTATCATTTCACTATGCTGTGAAGGCACAAGCATAAATGATAGCTCACTAAGTATTTTCTCTGCCATATCTATAAGCATTTGAGAATCGTATTTTATTTCTGGTTTCATTTTGATTTCCTTTTTGGTTTCGTTTTGATTAGCCAATGTATCCGACAACAAGTAAGCCAGCTACAGTAGCGCATACTGCAAAGTATATGATTGCGATCCAGTGGTCTTCGTTCATGACAACCTCCTTAGTTAAAGAAAGAGCAAAAGCTCCTTGTTAAACTAACAAGTAGAAAGGGGAGCCGAAGCTCCCCAAGGTAGCTTACGCTACCATCTTTCTGAGTGCGCTGAAGTTAGCTGCTTTGGCGTTTGTGCTTGTCTTTTCCTTGGGTTTCCAAGCTTCTCCACCTGTGATGACTGTGTAAACCTGACAATCTGCATCATGTCGAGCTTGCAGTTCTTCAAGCTCTGGCATCAGGGTGTTGATCCAACGCTCTGTGCGTTCCATAGAATAGCTGTTCTTTTGATCAACAGCTATGTCATATTCTGCGAGTGAATCAGCAAGCTGCTTTTTCTTATACGTCAACCCATTGTTTGACGTATAGCAAGCATCTGATGCTAGTTTTGTGAGAAAAGCAGTGTTAACTACTGGACCGTCAATAGACGGTTTGTCTGTAGTATGATAGTTGATTACTTCCAACTTCATCTTTGCAAGTTTACTTATCGTTGTCATCTCTAGGACTCCTTATCAAATCGAGGGAACCGCCCTCTCGGTGAAAGCCAATAGCACCCCAGCCAATCGCCACTTGGCGGCTTGAAGTTAGCAAGGAACAACGGCCACTTGGCCGCCTTGCGAACTTTTGGATGCGGGTGATATGCAGGTGAGACGAGTGGGTGGTTCGCTTGATCAAGGAGTCATAGAGCATGACGTAAGTAAACGCAGCTAAGTGAAGTTGGCAGTAATCTGGTGTAGTATGGTTATAGTATGTCAAGAGTCTGAAGAGGTACTATGATACCTTTCTGCATGGTGTGACGTTACGTCATGTATTGACAAGCAAGTATCGGATTGTGCTATTTGGGGGGAGAGAGGGAGAGGGGGGCAAGCAATGGGATTAATGGTAGGTATGGTAATATGAATGTTCCAATACAGAGAAAGTTAACTACGAAACAGACCGCATTGGTTGACACACTCGTAGCAAATGGTTGCACCATAGGTAAAGCCGCAGAGATGGCTGGGTATGCTGCTGGCGAATCTGGAAGAGTGACTGCAAGCAAGGCGTTAAAGCTTGCACATGTGCAGCAGTATATGATGCAGAGAATGAATGAGGAGTTTGGGCTTAGTGCTACATTGGCTGCTGGGACTGTAAGAAGGTTAGCCACAGGTGCTAAGTCTGAGTATGTTCAGCTAGAAGCAAGCAAGGATCTGTTAGATCGTGCGGGGTATAAACCTATAGACCGTTCTCAAGTGCAAGTGGCAGGTGATATACGTGTCAGTATTGATCTAGGGTAAATAGCTATAGTGTTTGGTGTTGCATAGGGGGGTGGGGGTAAAAACTTAGTAACGTAGTTACTGTAATAGTCCACCACTCGCATTATTCTGGAAAAAGGTTTGCTAGTTATATTTTTTTTAGTATAGGGTTTGATCAAAGGAGAATGTTATGGCTACTGTTAAAGAGCTTGAGGCTCGGCTAGAAAAACTTACTAATCGTCGAGATAGCTTACTATCGTTACGTTTTATGAAACACGAACTAGGTCCAGAGCAAGAGAAGCAGTTAGCCAACGCTGCTAAAGAAGAAAAGAAATTAAAGGTTTCTATAAATAAAACAAAAGAGGCTATTAAGCAAAGAAACACAATGCTAAAGTCAGAAACCTCTAAAGTGCTTAAAGGTTCCTATCGTGGTGGCGGTGGTGGAGGCATGCAAGATTTGACCAGAGCGCAGATGCGAAGGATCTCTGGTGCAGATCCCACTAAAAAAGGTACAAGTAAAATATTCTAGGAGAAGAGCATGGCAGATAAGAAGAGTTCTAACAAGGTACGAGCTAGGGATGACAGTGGTGCTTTCATTGCTGATGATCCTACCACGGAGAAGAATGAAGCTTGGGTGTCCCTCTCCGCAAATGAAATTAACAAATTGCGATTAAAGGCATTAAGAGAAAGCATGCGTAAAGAACGGAAAGCTAAAAATGCGTAGCGAACACAAAAGCCCTACTGGTGGTTTAACGCAAAAGGGACGTGAGCATTTTAAAAGAACTGAGGGTGCAAACCTTAAGCCTCCTGTTCGTAAGGGGACTAATCCCCGACGTATTTCTTTCGCTGCAAGGTTTGCTGGAATGAAGGGACCTATGAAAGATGAAAAGGGCAAGCCGACCCGTAAGGCGTTAGCATTAAAGAAGTGGGGCTTTGGTTCTGTTGAAGCTGCTCGTAACTTTGTAAGAAAGCATAGGAGTTCATAATGTGTTTTGGTGGACCTAGCGCAGAAAGCCGCTATCAGAAAATTAAGAAGACCTATGATCC